GCCGTGCGGAGGTGCTTGAGGCGCTTTACGGACAGCTCTTGCTGACGGGTAACGGGTATCTGGAAGGTGTGGGCGATGAAGGTTTGCCGTTGGAGTTGCATGTGTTGCGCTCTGACCGGATGAGTATTGTCCGGGTGCTGACGGCTGGCCGATGGCCTATGAGTATAATGTGAACGGGCGTAAGCATCGTTTTCCTGTGGCCCCAAACGAGACAATGGTGTGCCATATAAAGAGCTTCCATCCGCAAGATGACCATTACGGGTTCTCGCCGATGCAGGCCTCGGCCTCTGCGATTGACGTGCATAATTCGGCGTCACGATGGTCGAAGGCTTTGCTGGACAACGCGGCGCGTCCAAGTGGTGCGATTGTTTACAAAGGTGCAGATGGCCAGTCGTCGCTAAGTACGGATCAGTATGATCGCTTGGTGTCCGAGATGGAAACACAGCACCAAGGTGCGCGTAATGCTGGTCGGCCGATGTTGCTCGAAGGTGGACTGGATTGGAAGCCGATGGGGTTCTCTCCGTCAGATATGGAATTCCAGAAGACCAAGGAAGCCGCAGCGCGTGAGATTTCGATCGCCTTTGGTGTGCCGCCGATGCTGTTGGGGCTGCCAGGGGATGCGACATATGCCAACTACCAAGAGGCGAACCGTGCGTTTTACCGATTGACGGTGTTGCCGCTGGCGACCCGTGTTCTGGGCGCGATTTCAGACTGGTTGTCGGATTTCACGGGCGAGCGGATCAGTTTGCGCCCAGATTTGGATCAAATTCCTGCGCTGAGTGTCGAGCGGGAGGCGCAGTGGCGTCGGGTGAGCGATGCGCTGTTCCTGACGGATGCAGAAAAGCGAAATTTGCTGGGTTTGCCGATCTTGGAGGTGGGCGATGGTAGGTAAAGTTGTTGACCATCCCAAGCGGGACACAGCGCGCACGCCTGCGCCAGTGTCGGACTTTTGGTTCGCGCAACTGGATGTGCGGCTTGGGCGGATCGAATTCATGGTGTCGCGCCTCGAGTGGCAGATTTGGATGATTGTTTGCGGCGGGTTTGGCCTGCTGGTCTATGAAATTGTCAAAGCCCTCGCGGGCAAATGAACCGGAGATACGCATGACGTTAGAACATAAATTTTGCCAGTTGGGCGGTGATCTTGTCGTTGTCGATGGGTCAACGATTGAGGGCTATGCCTCGCTGTTTGGAACGTCCGATCAGGGTGGGGATACGGTTGAGAAGGGCGCTTATGCGGCCTCATTAACCAAACGCGCCTCGATCAAGATGCTTTGGCAGCACGATCCGTCAGAGCCGATTGGCGTTTGGGATGAGGTTCGTGAAGATGCGAAGGGCCTTTGGGTCAAGGGCCGCATTTTGACGGAAGTTTCACGGGGCCGCGAAGCTGCGGCGTTGATTGGCGCAGGCGCGATTGACGGGTTGTCGATTGGATACCGCACCGTCAAATCCCGCAAGGATGGCAAGGGCGGACGCCTTTTGTCTGAGTTGGAACTTTGGGAGGTGTCTTTGGTCACTTTCCCGATGCTTCCTGATGCGCGTGTGGGGGCGAAGGGTGATGATCCCGCAGCCCAGACATTGCGTGAGATGGCCGCTGTGTTTGACGACGCGCGCCGCACCATGGCGCGGGACTAACCGCCTCATACCACCATTGAGAGGACCGATTAATGAGCAAATCCGAGATGAATTCTCGGGCTGGGGATGACGTGTCTCCAGCCCATGAGCTCAAAACCGCAATTTCCGGTTTCATGAGTGATTTCAAAGACTTTTCCCACGGCATTAATGCCAAACTTCAAAAACAGGATGACCGGATGAACAAGCTGGATCGTAAGACAATGATGACAAACCGCCCTGCATTGGCTGCCTCTGCGCACCAAGATGCACCGCACCAGAAGGCATTTGCTGCTTACTTGCGTTCGGGCGATGATGATGGCCTGCGTGGCCTTGAGCTTGAGGGTAAGGCGCTTGGCACGTCTGTTGCCGCTGACGGCGGCTACCTAGTGGACCCACAGACCGCCGAGACGATTAAGGGCACGCTGTCCTCGACGGCCTCGATCCGTGCGATTGCCAATGTGGTGAATGTGGATGCGACCTCGTTTGACGTGCTGGTTGATCACACCGAAATGGGTGCTGGTTGGGCGACTGAAGCGGGTGGTGTCTCTGAGACTGCAACGCCGCAGATCGACCGTATTTCGATCCCGCTGCATGAGCTTTCTGCCTTGCCGAAAGCGTCGCAGCGTTTGCTCGATGATAGTGCGTTTGACATTGAGGGCTGGCTTGCTGGCCGTATTGCCGACAAGTTCGCCCGCTCTGAAGCGTCTGCGTTCATCAACGGCGATGGCATTGATAAGCCGAAGGGTCTGTTGACCTATCCGACTGTCGACAATGACGTTTGGGCTTGGGGTAACCTTGGCTATGCGGTCACGGGTGTTGACGGCGGTATCACGGATGGCGATGCGATTGTGGATCTCGTCTATGCGCTGGGTGCGGAATACCGCGCCAATGCGACGTTTGTGATGAACTCCAAGACGGCGGGCACGATCCGCAAGCTCAAGGACAATGACGGCCGTTTCTTGTGGTCTGATGGTTTGGCGGCCGGCGAGCCTGCGCGTCTGATGGGTTATCCTGTGCTGATCGCGGAAGACATGCCTGATATTGCGTCCAATGCAACGCCGATTGCCTTTGGTGACTTTGGCACGGGCTACACCGTGGCCGAGCGTCCTGATCTGCGTGTTCTGCGTGATCCGTTCTCTGCCAAGCCGCATGTATTGTTCTACGCCACCAAGCGCGTGGGCGGTGCCGTGAGCGACTTTGCCGCGATCAAGCTGCTGAAGTTCGCGACCGCTTAAGGGTCGTGAAGGGGCGCTGTTCCACAGGGATGGCGCCTATCCCGGACGCGCGCGGATGATGTGCGTTGTCTAGCTGCTCCTTCCGATTGAGCAATGCGCAGTGCGCGTCCGGTTTTTTGGTCACATGACCTTTCACACACGAATTCTGGAGTGTTCCATGATGTTAGTCGAAGAGACCACCGTGCCGCTGTCGACCCTTCCGGTCGCCACGTTCAAAGACCATATGCGCATGGGTTCGGGCTTCTCGGACGATGGGGTGCAGGATGGCGTTTTAGAGGGGTTCTTGCGTGCCGCTGTGGCCGCGATTGAGGCCCGGACTGGTAAGATCACCATTTCGCGCACCTTTAGCCTGTCGTTGACCGCATGGCGTGACACGGTTTCGCAGCCGCTACCTTTGGCCCCCGTCACCGCAATTATCGACGTCGCGGTTTTGGATCGCCACGGGATGGAGGCCACGATTGATAGTGATGCCTACCGTTTGATTGAAGATGCGCATCGTCCGCATTTGGCGGCGAATGGTGCGAGCCTGCCGCGTATTCCGCAAAGTGGTGTAGCGCGCATTCATATAAGCGCAGGGTTTGGTCCCGATTGGCAGGACTTGCCTGCGGATTTGGCCCAAGCGATTTTGATGCTTGCTGCGCATTATTACGAGTTCCGCTTTGATAGCGTCGGGTCCGGGCAGTCGATGCCTTACGGCGTGACTTCATTGATCGAGCGGTATCGCAACATTCGCCTGTTCTCTGGTGGCCGCTTATGAAGCGCCCGCAGTTGAACCGTCACTTGTTCCTTGAGGAGCTGACACAAGCCCCTGATGGCTCGGGCGGGTATTTGAAGAACTGGTCTGTGCTGGGGGCCCATTGGGCCGAGATCAAGGCCGGCACTGGCCGCGAGACTGCTGCTCCAGGCACGGCGATTAGTCGCGTGACCTACAAGATTACCGTGCGTGCAGCCCCGATGTCGTCTGATGCGCGTCCCAAAGCTGGGCAGCGGTTTCGCGGGCAGGGGCGGCTCTACGCGATCAATGCGGTGGCCGAAGTCGGCACCGAGGGCCGTTACCTGACCTGTCACGCAATTGAGGAGAATGTCACATGAGTTATGGAGTTGCAGCGGCGTTGCAAGCGGCGGTTTATGCCCAACTGACCAATGACCCAGCATTGGGCGCGATTGTTGGTACCGATATTTTTGACGCTTTGCCGTCTGGCACTTTGCCGTCGCTTTATGTGGCGCTTGGCCCTGAGGTGGTCAAAGACCAATCCGACAAGACGGGTGCTGGTGCGCTGCATGAGCTGTTGGTGTCGGTGATCACGGATGTGGCGGGGTTTGCGCAGGCAAAATCTGCAGCGGCGGCTGTGTCGGATGCCTTAGTGGATGCCGATTTGGCGCTGACCCGTGGGCAGCTTGTGTCGTTGAATTTCTACAAGGCGACGGCGGCCCGTGTTGGCACAGGTGACACCCGACAGATCAACCTCGTGTTCCGCGCCCGTGTGGCAGACGAATAAACACCCCTAATTTTCAAACCTTAAGGAGTACTGGCAATGGTAGCCCAGAACGGAAAAGATCTCTTGGTCAAAGTTGATATGACTGGCGATGGCCTCTTTGAAACAGTCGCGGGTTTGCGTGCGACGCGGATCAGCCTGAACACGGAAACGGTTGATGTGACCTCGTTGGAAAGCACTGGCGGCTGGCGCGAGTTGCTGTCTGGGGGCGGCGTGAAAACGGCCGCGATCTCTGGCTCTGGCGTATTCAAGGACGAGACCACGGATGAGCGCGCGCGCCAAATTTTCTTTGAAGGTCTGACCCCAAATTTTCAAGTCATCATCCCCGATTTTGGCACGATGGAAGGTCCATTCCAGATTTCGTCGATTGAATATGCGGGTTCGCATAATGGCGAGGCGACCTACGAGTTGTCGCTGGCCTCTGCGGGTGAGTTGATCTTCACGGCGGCGCTGTAGCATGGCAAATCCGCTGGCAGGTGAAGTTGAGATCGTGGTGGATGGTGTCTCGCATTGTTGCAAGTTGACCCTTGGGGCGATGGCCGAGATGGAAGCCACGATGGGAGCTGAAAGCATGGTCGATTTGGTCGCGAGATTTGAATCGGGCAAGTTTTCAAGCCGCGATGTTATGGCTTTGGTCGTGGCGGGATTGCGCGGCGGAGGCTGGGCGGGCACGGCGGCGGATTTATTGAAGGCTGATATTGAAGGCGGCGCAGTTGGGGCGGCAAAGGCGGCGGCATTATTATTGGTCCGCGCCTTTACGCCACCAAAGTGAGTTGCCGATGGATTGGCTGAATTTACTGCGGGCAGGGTTGTATGGTTTGCACCTTCGCCCGGCAGATTTCTGGGCGCTGACGCCCGCGGAATTGCAAATCATGCTGGGCTTAGAGGCGCGGTTATTGCCGATGGGACGTGCGCGGCTCGCCGAGCTTGAGCAAGCATATCCCGATACCCAAGGAGGGTGAACATGAGTGGATTAGATCAAATTGATGCGCTGGACAGCGAAGTTAACGCGTTGGAGCGCACGATGGGCGACGCCACCGCGATGACGGCTGCGTTTGATAATCAGCTGCGCGATATTCAAGGCACATTGAGCGAGACAACCCGTGATTTGGGCAATCTGGAACGTGGCTTTTCTGTCGGTTTGCGCCGTGCGTTTGATGGCTTGGTTTTTGACGGGCTGAAACTGTCGGATGCCTTGAGTGTCGTCGCAAAATCCATGGTTGATACGGCCTATTCGGCGGCGATCAATCCTGTGATGGGGCATTTGGGTGGCCTGCTTGCGGATGGCGTGAATAGTGCCGTGTCAGGCCTGATGCCTTACGAAAATGGCGCTCCTTTCTCGCAGGGCCGTGTGATGCCTTTTGCCAAAGGGGGCATTCTGAGCGGACCCACAACCTTTCCGATGCGTGGTGGCACAGGGTTGATGGGCGAGGCGGGACCCGAGGCGATTATGCCGTTGTCACGCGGTGCCGATGGCAAGCTTGGTGTGCGCGCGCAGTCGGGTGGTTCTGTCAATGTCACGATGAATATTTCCACTCCAGATGTGCAGGGCTTCCAA